ATGATCGTATCAATCTCTCCTTCGCAAATGGCGATAGTGTCGCTATGCTTATGCAAATCATTAACATTAAATAGCCCAACCTTTTGACCTGTAGGCCAAAGATACTTTGGTGTTCCATCATCTAATCTCCTAAATTTCATACCAACAACACCTGATGGTGTCATATAAGGGATGGATAACATTCCTTCGCCAAGTTCGTGACCACTAGCAGGATCAACTACGCTTCCAAGCAGGTATGTATCTGCGACTTGCTGGCTTATTCCTCGCCCCTGTAGGTAAGAGGCTGTCGCCTCGTTGCGTGACTTGGAGTATCTTTGCGCTACGTCCGTTAGCAAGTTGCGTTGCTTTTCGTTTAACATCGTTGAACCCCTTTATGTTTTCTTTTGCCTTAACTAATTCATATACATCACCAACAACATTACATACTAAGCAGTTATATACCTGTATATCTAAGTTGTAAGCAGCACTTGCGTGTGCATCGTCGTGTATCACACACTTGCAAGCAACCCAACCGTGCCTATCCTTCACATCTACACCGTAGTGTGTAAGGATTGCTGCAAGGTCAGGCTTATTCTTGATTGTTATTCACCCATTGGTCTAGTGTTTGTATTACCCAAGCCTGACTCAGGCCTGCATTACTTCTCTTTACTATTACATAAGATGGTGGTGCATAATCTAAGCCACGAGCCTTAGCATAGTTGTCTGCCTCAGTTGTAGCCTCACGCCAAAACTGTGGCAAATCTAATTTAACTCTAGCCTTTAACTCAAAGATCATTGGCTTACCTGCTACGAAACAAACGATATCGCCTTCATCATTTGCCCCAGCCTTAGATAAACGCTCTGCTAATAAACCCTTTGACCTAAGCCATTTAAGGATTCCAGTCTCAAAGGCTGCGCCTTTACGCTTGCCATAACTAGACATTAACTATCTCCTCAACTGGTACTCGCCAGCCATTAATAGATTCATCCCAATAATCTTCTGTCATATATTCGTCTGACTTAAAACTACCATACACTTCTACTTGTGAGTAATATTCCTCATCAATAATCTTTGTGCCAAAGATATACTTGCCTGAATCCTTATCCCAAAAAGGAATAGCCTTCTGTGTGCGTACAGTTCTTACCTCGTGGTAAGTACCAACATCACCAATATCTTTACGCCTTGTATGTAATCCATTTGGATACCAAGGTACTGACCAACTTAAATTATATTCCTTAGCAACTGCCCACTCAGATATGTTTGCTCTAACATTGGCAAGCAACTCGTGTTCTAATCTACCTGCCGCTTTACCAGCAGCATAGTTAGGTCTATCAACTGAGCCAAACTTGGTGAGCCAACGCTCTACTGCAAGGTTAGTGCAGACACGTACCTCATCTTGGCTAAGATCTACAATCATTAACTGGCACTCTTATCCCCTCTGAGGATTCGTATTGCCCATTCCATACCAGCATTAAGACCATCGCCCCACTCATCTACTGGGTTGATCTTTGCTTCTTCTATCTTATGTATAAACTTATTAATTTCAATCTTGAGTTCAGCAAGGACTAACTCCTTAACTCTGATCTCTACATCTACATCATCAGTCGTCATACCTTTGGGTCCAATCATTTACATAGTTATGGTTCCTATTTGAGGAACTATAGGTCGCAATGATATCAGAGGTTCTCTCATTGTGTATCACCATACGAGACGCATCTGCCCACAATGTGACAAACTGGTCACCAGTTGCAGAGTTCTTAGCAAAGCGATTCTTTACACAAGCAATTCTAAATTCTCCCGTGTCAGGTACTAATGCCACAGTTAAAATCATTTCAGGTAATTGAGATATTTTTCCCTGAATAGACTTACGACTTGGTGGCAAGTCAGGTTTACCTTCCGCCTCAGAGGTGTGGTGTAGTAGAACTACGCCAGCCTCAGTCTCACGAGCAATATGGTGCATAGCCTTTGCGATCTCTCGCAAACCTGACCATTCATTCTCGTGCATAGACACAACGTTCATAGCATTATCTACAATAATCATATGAGGATATTGCCCATAAGATTCTGCATATGCTCTGATCGCTAAGTCAATCTCATCTAGCGTTGGGCTAGGAGAAAAGTCAAATTGTAAATGATCTATTGATTGCAACTCGTGAGTATAAAACTCTTGACCTGCACCATTAGCAAAGGCTTCTTCAACTGTAGAAACTTTATGCCCAGAGATCATTGCTGCTGCACGTATGGCTGTTGTGTAGCCATCAGTATCTGCTGATATGTACAGCGTTGGCACCTTCATTTGCACCGCCATCCATAATGCAAGTAAAGATTTACCTGCGTTAGGTGCGCCAGCAATCATTGTCAATTGCCCCCGTCTGAACCTAATCCCTTCCGCTTGTAGCGTAGGGAATAGGTCAGGCAGTAGTGCATAATCATTAGTGCTTTTCGCTGCCGCTTGAGTTAAGGACAGCATTAGATATTAGCGAACGAACTTAGGCTCGCATTGGTCAGGCGTACCCTTTGGAGATGGACAGAACCATCCCTTCCAAGGCTTAGGCGCACCAGGTTTTGATTCACGCCATACTAGATCGCCGTGCTTACAACTGTTTGCACTTACAGATCCAATAGGTGTTGCACCTAATACTTCTTTAGCATAAGCAACTGCGGTTGGTTGTGTGCGTTGTGCAGAGTTATTTAATGCACCTGATGTTGCAGCAATTAATGAAACAGTATCTTGAATGGTTGTTAGACCAGCCTCAAGTTCCTTTGCATCATTTGCATATACGTTTACCAAAGTACCGTCAGTCAACTTAAAGTTGATCTGAAGTTTTGTACCTTCTTGCGCCATTTGTTTCTCCTTATTTTATATTTGCTAGTGGGTCGTAAATCTGTGCTAGTTCCCCGCCAGTAGCGTAGCAGTAATCCTTCACGCCACAAGTAGAACAAGCCATACCTATATTAGGTAGGAAAATTTCATTCTCTACACCACGATTAAATTGTGCAAAGAGTTCTGTTAGTAATGGGATAGACCAACGATCTAACCCTGATCCTTCCAAGAACTGAGCCTTCCGTGCTGAGTAGTAGTAACCTCGTGTTGGTCTTACACCAAACTTCATCTCCATTGCAGAGGCATAGATGCCCAACTGTAATGATGAGTCAGGTGTGTAAGCACCAGTCTTGAAGTCAACCACAACTAGTTCACCAGCAGATGTAACTGCTATTAGGTCAGCAAATGCTTTAACAAAGACATCACCAAACTGGGAGTTCAATTCAATCTCAACTCCAGGAACACCTTGAGGTGATTCCCAAATGGTCAGACCTGAATCTTTCCAAGCGGTAACAAATTCAAGAAACATCTTCTTGCCGTTGTCATCCCACCAAACCTTGTTCTCTTTGTCAGGATTAGCATTGGTAGATCTACCACCTCTGCGCCAATCAACAGGATTTGTTTTAGACTTTGCTTCTGTTTCAGCAATTGCTTCAAGGAATGATTGATCCCAAATCTTTTCAAGATTCATTTGATTCTCCCGCCACAATTTTCTTTGCTATTTCTAGTCCCTTAATTATATCAGAGTTTGTTTCTTTCTCAATCTCTGTTTGGATTAGCCTGCCTAGAGCAAGGCGCATAACCACCTCAGTCTCAGCAAAGGCTGCTCTAAATGCTTCTTGTCCTACAATCTTTGATCTGCGTGAACTCATTTACACCTCAAGCAATAGTTACTTACTCTGACATTTTCGTAGGCAGTTGTATAAATTCTGCCACAGTAGTGGCAAAGAACTTTTACTTCATCTGTTTTATTTGGTTGACTAACATAGAAAGGATTACGGATTTTAATTCTCATAACTGCCCTTCAAATGGTGCGACTGCAAGGCTATCGCATAAGAGACATCGCATATCCAAGAAATAAATACCGATTGTTCCGTCATCATCAAACTTACACTTGACGTTCCAAACTTCAGAACCACACGGACAGACTTTAATTGGACCGAGCGACCTGTAGTCGCCTTCGTTTCCTTTACTTGGCTTAACATATGCTATGTCCTCAGCCATTCTTTTTTTCAAACTCGTTGAGTAAAAACTTTTCTGCTGCTGAGTGAAATGCTGATCCACCCACGAACCACCACGCTGGAGATTGTGGTGCTTCCAATATTCTCTCTAGTTGATAAGCCTTACCGCATCTTATCCACGTTGAGAATTGACTAAATGATTTATGACCTACTGTTATTTTTTCCATTGGATAAATGTACCAGTGCCTGAGCGTGAGGTAGCAAGCACCGACACGCCAGAGATATTTCCTAATGGTGCCAGTTTGACAATCTCCTGAGTGGGATGGTTATACTACGAACGAAGTGAGTGCGGTAGGCGAGAGGACTGCGTCCTCGTAGCCAAAAAAAAATAACCCCGCCAATTAAGGCGGGGTTAAGGATAACTCTGTTTACTTAGAACCGATACCAAACTCAGGTGAATTTGGATCAAGTGCTTTCAGTGCTGGACCTGCAATTGCTGCTAGTCCTGCAGCCAATAGAGCCTTTGGATCTGTGTTACCTGCAAGGTAAACTGCTCCAATTGCTGCTGCTGCAGCACGGAAGTAAGACATTGCAACTGCTTTTGCTTTCTTGTTCATTTGTTTCCTTTCCTATTTGAACCAAGGGGAAGTGTCACTACCCATACCGTCCTTGACCGATATGTGTATGTGGTGAATATGTGGAGATGGACCTTTGTAAGGGTTCTCTCCTTTTTCATTAGACCATATTTTGCCATTATGAATCAGATACTTAACTCGCTTATCTGTTCTTAATGAAACAAAAAGTTTTTGTGCATCTACCCCATTGACAGGATCGTGTGTTAAATCTGCAGCGTAACCAGTATCGTGATCTGATTTGATACCAGCCTTTAAGTCCATTGCTATATGTGCAGCAGATGGCAGTAAGCCATCAGACTTTTTGCTTCGCTTTGGCCATTTGGCTGTAGCCTGAGACAGCACTGCTTTGCAGGCTGGCTGTGGTACTACTGGCATTACGCTTCCGCCTTTGCTTTAATTATTTCTATCTCTGTTTTAATTATTTGTTGGTTCTCAACTAAATGATCTACCTTATTAATAAGACCAGTATGACCATCGTTGTATAAGGCATACTCAATACGATCTAGCCGTCTTGATAGTTCGTTTAGACATTCAACTATTGGTCTGATCTGATTGGTAATTTCTTCCATATGTTTTTCAATAGATTTTTGTACACCAAATTGGAATACACCCCAAAGGATTAATGCCAGACCGCCACCTACGAAACCGTAGTTGTAAATGATCTGCGATATATTTACATCTAACATACCTGTTATACCGTTCTAAACTCTACGTAACAGATACCACCAAACCCAGTAAAGCGTCTCTCAGGTGGGGTCATACGTACAAACTGGACAGATTCAATTACGCCCTGCACTGTTTCTTTATTGGTAAAATCTTGGAAAGTAATAACGTTTCCTGGTTCTTCTAACGCTTCAAGGGCT